ACGCTGTGAGATTCGTTACACTGAACCTGTTGTTGCAGTAGACACAACCACGAATGAAAGCATTGTGCGTGATAACATTATCGTAAAGATCAATGTTCGTGTCCCAGGTGTTTGTACACCTGAGCAACGCGCGCTTGCGGTTCGTCGTGCTCTGTCTGTATGTACTACAGACGCACTCGAACCTGAGCTTATCAACGGCGAAGGCCAGTGGTAAGCTTATGTATTTCTTTCGTGGTGTACTGCTAGGTACCATCGCTGGCTACCTATGCGGGCTGATATTTTCGCCCGCAGACGTTCTACTTGCGTTAATGCAAGTGTCCGTCGGAGTACTATCCGAGATTTTTCTTTAACACATAGGATTTTCCATGTATAAAAAGAACGACTTAAAAGCTCTCTATACGAAAGCTGGACATGCATCACGGCTTATCCGGAATGCAGGTGATAAACTCTCTGCAACCACTCTTAAGAATATGATTTTATCATGTCGCCCAGCCCGGGCAACAGGATCATACGCTTTTAAGTGGGATTATCTTGAGCAAGAAATATTGAGTAAATTCAATGATCCTATGGATCAGCGAAATACTCCTCAAGATCGCAAAGAGCGCGCGATATCTAAGATGTTAGATGCGAACGATCGCTGTCGTCAAATTAATGATGACGGCATTAACGTTCGACCCGAGATACTCCATATGGCACAAAATACCATTGGAAGTCTCTTAGGCGGAGTCCGTGAATTCTTGGACTCTGATCTTTTCCTTAGAAATGCTTCCTTCACGGGAGGCGCGTCCGTTAAAAGACGCCGTGCGCAGGGTGATCCGTACTTTAAGTACGATACTACCCGTTTATTATCGGTTACACCGAAGGCAGCGTACCTGGCTAAAAAACTTATATCTGTAACGCCGCTTTGGCGTGAGCAAATATACGAATCTACACCAGGAAACTGTGTTTTTACTGTCCCTAAGAACAGTGATATAGATCGCGCTGCGGCAAAAGAACCTGAACTTAATCAGGCTCTCCAATCCGCAGTGGGTGCGTTTATACGCACCCGTTTACGCTCCGTCGGTATTAACCTGAATGATCAGTCGATCAATCGGAAGCTCGCCAAAGTAGGCAGCATTACCGGGGAACTAGCAACTATTGATTTATCTAGTGCTAGTGATTCCATATCACGCCGTATCGTCTTTGAACTCTTCTCTAACGAGTGGTACCATTTATTTGATACCTTACGTTCTCCTTATGGCAGACTGCCAGATGGATCCTATGTTAAATGGGAGATGATTAGTTCGATGGGCAACGGTTTTACGTTCGAGCTTGAGTCGCTTATATTCTACGCGCTGGTGAAAGCCACGCAAGACTATGATCGGCAATTTGGTATTATACCGGATAATCAAGCAACCCGAACCGTTAGCGTTTATGGCGACGACATTATTTGCGCATCAAGCGCTTATAGTAACGTAGTCTTAACATTAGAAGGATCAGGATTTACCGTTAACCAGAAGAAAAGTTTTGCTTCTGGATCCTTCCGTGAAAGTTGCGGAGGACATTATTTTAACGGTGTATCTGTTAAACCCTTCTACATACGGTCTCCGATTGATGGCATTAACAGAATCATTTGGCTCCTAAACGCGATACGCGCTTGGGCGGCCGATGATGATGGTTGGTGCGATCCATCGGTTTATACATTGTGGATTTCATTGCGGCGTAGGTTTTGTCCTACGTTCCTACTTGGCGGACGTGACACTGATTCAATTATCAGTGTCGCTTCACCTGGGGAACCTCGTTACTCACTAATGTGGGTTCCGAAGTCGCGTGAAATCGATGGTTATAGGGCTGTCTTACGACAGTTCCAATACAGTTCCGATATAGTACCTGACTGCGATATGATTCGCATCAGGCACCGTAAGGCGCCGTATATGGACCTTAATAATCCATCCAACCGGTCACAAGATGGCCGAAAGCATACATTGTATGAAATCGGTTCACGAGAAAAACTGACTATACGTCAGCAAGTATCGTCATTCTGGAAGATTCCGCTATTTCCAGATGAGGCAGTAACGTGGCACATTCTTAATTGGGAAACCTCTTAAGAACGGAC